CATTGATTTACAATAGAATGTAATATTTGTACTCGATGTACTCTATTTTTTTGATTTTCTAGGGGGGGGTATAAAATAAAAAAAAAGAGTATAGGAATAAAAAAACACGCAAAAACCGAGTACATTGAGTACATTTGTATAAATAATGAAAGATTGCTATAAACATATTGAAAGCATCTACCGCTCACCGCAGATTAATCAACTGATCAAAAGTGTGCGTCCAGAGTCATTGCAAGACGATTTAAGGCAAGAAATGGCTTTAGCCTTGCTCGGCATTGATTGTGAGAAAATAAACGAAATTTGGGCCTCTAATGGCCTTTTAGGATTTTCTATTAAGATTATCACTAATATGGCCTTTAGCAGCACAAGTCAATTTTATAAGAAGTTTAGGAAAAATGAATATGAGAAAGCGATCATGTACCTAAAAAGCCAGTTAAAGTTACCAGAATTAAATCCTACCTTTGCTAAAATAGCAAATCAAAGATTGATTGACAAGTATGGTGAAGATGAGATGCAAGCACACGAGGCAATACTCTTCAATAAATATGTTGAATTTAGATCATGTAAAAAGGTAGCGGAGTTTTATAACATACCAGAGAAACATGTCAAAGATATTATTCGTAAAACAAAACTTGAACTTAAAACATTATGCTTACAATCATTTTAGCGGCTTTCTTTTTTGCGTATTATTTCGTGAATGTGGCCAAAATAGTTTATGTTATAAAAAAGGTATGGCAAATCCCTTTTGAAAAAAGGATTAAGCCTTTTGACTGCGTGACATGTTTAAGCGTTTGGACGGCAGTGCTTTTATATTTTATGCCGATTGAATATTCACAATTTATTTGTATTATCTTTGGTGCTGGATTCATTGGACAAAAAATTAAATAACATGCAACCAGTACTCTTGCCGATCCTTTGTCACAATAGTGACACAATCTTATTTAGTGAATTAGGTGTTGAATATAAATTCAGCGATTTAGAAGAGGTTGAATTTTTATTTTTTAACATTGACTATGCATGTGGCAATTTTAAGCAAGGCAAAGAGTACACAGAGATTGTGTGCGATGGCGATGCTTATGTTGTGAATTTAACTTTTGATCAATTTAAAAAATTATTCATATCATGGCAAAAGTAAGCAATGACTCACGCAAGGTCACATTTGGCAAACGCAAAATAGGATCAGCAAAAAAAAGCTACAACAAGCATTCACCCAAACCTAAGAAATATCGTGGACAAGGACGCTAAGATCATACAAGTACTTGGCATCACACAAAAGCTAAGCGGTTGCGGATGGCATAGAGTCATGCTGCCTTTGGCATTTATGCCAGACTCTTACAACCATGTGTGCAATGTACCTACAAAAGAAATACTTGAAGAGAGGCAGTTTGACATTTTGTTGTATAACAGATTCAGTCAATTTGATAATGACTGGGATGAGACAAAGCAGCACTTTAAAGTAGTGATGGATCTGGATGATGACTGGGAATTGCCATACAACCATCCTTTGTATTATGGCTATGAGGCGCACAAAAAGCGGATCATTAACAACATCTTTAATGCTGATCTTGTGACTTGCACAAATGAAAGGATTGCTAATAAGGTGAGCAAGTACAACAAGAAAGTATTAATACTGCCTAACTGCATACCTTATGGTGAGCATCAATACAATGGTGACAAATACGAAAGCGACAAGACGCGTATCTTTTGGGCCGGCGGATCTACACACCTTGAGGACATCAAGTTGCTAGCAAATCCTTTTAAAAGACTGACTGCATTAAAAGACATTGAGATGGTGCTTGGCGGATATACTGACACAGATCCAGTGAGTAAATCATACTGGGATAAGATACACTCAATGTTTACGAATGGCGGAAAGTTAGCTAATAGAAAACTTATAAGCGAACTGCCAAGTAATTACATGGAGCATTTTAAACATGCAGACATTATGGTGGTGCCTTTGCAAGAGTCACCATGGCATGCAAGCAAAAGCAATTTAAAGCTACTTGAGGCGGCAGCTAAAAGAGTGGCAGTGATAGTGAGCGATGTTGAGCCATACAACCTAGACAAAGATGCACCAGTGCTATGGGTAAAAAATCAAGCAGACTGGTTTAAGCATTTATCATACTTAGTAAACAACCCAGATGAAAGGATCAAGATGGGCAATGATCTTTTTGAGTGGGCAAAAAACAAATACAATCATGAGCGAATTAATGAAGCTAGACGATCAGCATTTGCAGACCTTGTTAAGGCATAAGCATTTTTATGATCTGTTCAAGACAACCGGTGAACTGGTTGGATTTACACATGAGATTCAAAATGAACTGGTAGAAATCATGCGCATAAAAGATCCTCACTACACATACAACGGCAGATGTGGTGCATGCGTGGGATCATTTTTAGTTAACGTATATAAAACATATAATGAGTACATTCATTCATAAAACGGCCATAGTAGGGCCAAATGTCACACTAGGTAATAATGTTTACATCGGGCCATATTGTGTGATCGGTGAGCCAGCAGAGCATAAGCTATTCTGGAATGCGCCAATAGGCGAAGTTGTGATCGGTGATGACTGCGTGATCACTGGTCATGTGACTATTGATGCCGGCACAATTGATAAGACAATAATCGGTGCTGGTGTCTGGATGCTTAAGCACTCACATGTAGGTCATGATTGTGTCATTGGTAACAATGTGACGATCAGTTGCGGTGCAAAAATCGGTGGCCATACTATTGTCGGTGATGGCTGCAACATTGGACTTAATGCAGTGATCCATCAAAAGCAGATCATAGCTAAAGGATGTATGATCGGAATGGGTGCCGTGGTGACAAGAAAGCTACATACTACACATGCAACAAAGTACGCTGGCAACCCAGCAAAGGAAATAGGCAAAAACATATTTTAATGAGAGTACTAATAGCTGGATTGATTTATGGCAAAAGACCTAGATCAGTCATTATAGATAATTGCACAAAGACTGGCTATCATGCTGAAACTATCTTAATTGATGTAGAAGGTATTGCCAACGCAATGAACGAGGCTATTGACATTGCTGGTGTGGATGGCTATGATGCGATTGCTTATCTAGCAAATGACATTATTGAGCCAGAGAACTGGCTTGCTAAAAAAGTTGAGGCACTTGAGACTTACCCAGATGCCGGCATTGTTGCAAGCAGCTTGGACAGAGAAAGGCGTGGCATTAGGAGTCAGCACATTATAAGCAACTGGCTACTTAGTATGAAGGTAGTTGATAAGATCGGAATCTTTAATGAGTCAATGTTTCCTTATGGGCCTATTGATCTGGACTATTGTGAGAGGGCCAACATAGCTGGATTTAATACCTACTATGTGATGGACTGCCTTGCAGAGCATATAGGCGGACATGCATCGGGTGACGAGTATGGGTACAATAAGACCGAACTATTACAAAAGAACTGGGCCAAGCATGAAGCTGACATAAGAGGCTATCGCGATGGCACTAAAAATATAAAATTATGGAAATAAGAGAAAGCGTGACAAGAAAGTTTAAGGACATAGATGAAGAGAAATTGATGGACTTAGCCTTTGCATATTGTGACAATTGCATGGAGGGCCAAAAGCAAGTGGCAACTGGATCGGGCAAGATTGTCGAGATTAGAGATCGCTTTGTGCCAACGATTGATTATTTCTTAGATCACTGGTTAAGAAAGCATGACTTTGAATTTTACACTAAGATGGGCCTTTGGAAAGTAAGGCAAGATCCTACGCATCCTTATCATGAGGTTGCTAATAGGATTGTATTTATGTTTAAGTCATTAGCTATTGACATAGTAGCAAATGAAGGCAAAGCAATTTTCTATGCTAAGAATGCACTCGGAATGACTGATCGCGCAACTACTGAAAATACAAACATAGATACAATCACAATCAAGTATGAATCTTGATATAAAACTACCTAAGCCACATCCGGCGCAAAAGCAAGTGCTTGACTCGGAGGCAAGATTTAGGGTAATGATGTGTGGCAGAAGGTTTGGCAAGTCATTGATCAGTCAAAGCATATCTATTGAGACTGGCTTAAAAAGGCAACATGTTGCATACATCACACCAACCTACCAGCTTGGCAAGATGTTCTTTAAGGAAATATGCAAGATATTACCAGACAAGGTTTATAAAAAGAATGAGACTGATTTGCTTATTGACTTTGTCACTGGCGGATCAGTTCGCTTTTATACTGGTGAGAGATTAGATGCAATGCGTGGTACTAAGTATCATCTGGTAATTATAGATGAGGCATCCTACATTCCAAATCTAGAGGATGGATGGAATAATTCAATAAGGCCAACGCTTACTGACTACAAAGGCAAGGCTATATTTTTAAGCACGCCTAGAGGTAAGAATTACTTTTATAGCATGTTCATGCGTGGCGGTGAGCCTAACTGGGAATCTTTTAAATTTACTACCTATGACAATCCACACATCGATCCCACAGAAATTGACGCAGCAGCAGCACAATTACCAGCAGTGGTATTCAAGCAAGAGTACATGGCAGATCCTATGGAAAATGCAGCCAACCCTTTTGGTAGCGATTTCATCTATGCATGCACAAAAGAAACAAAAGGTGTAGCTGCTTATTACGGAATTGACTTGGCTAAGTCTGTTGACTGGTCAGTGATCATAGGCATGGACAAACAAGGCAATGTGGTACACTTTGATCGCTTTCAAAAAGACTGGATGCAGACTAAAGAGACGATCTTAAGATTGCCTAAAAATCTGCCTATCGTAATTGATAGCACTGGTGTAGGTGATGCCATAGTTGAAGAGTTACAAAAGAAGTTCACACAAATGCACGGCTTTAAGTTTACGGCTACAAGCAAGCAGCAATTGCTTGAGGGCTTAAGCAGTGCAATCCAAACTAAGTCGATCAGCTATCCAGATGGCCCGATCAAGCAAGAGTTGGAGGTCTTTGAGTACACATTCACACCTACTGGCGTGCGTTACTCTGCACCGCAAGGCTTTCATGATGACTGCGTGATTGCTTTGGCTCTGGCTAATAAATGCCGTATTGATCACAAACAAGTTGGTAAATACCATGTTATATAAAATTTATACTTACTATTTATGAAGTTAACGATTGACAAATTCCAAAAGCTACAATCAATAGCAACACTTGAGACAGATGAATTTTTAAAGGCAACTAGGCTAGTCCAAGTATTGCTTGATAAAAGCGAGGCAGAAATTGACGCAATGCCAATAAAGAAGTTTGCAGTTTTATGTGAAAAGCTAAAAAACGCCTTTGATATAAAAGTAAACGAGGCAACAATGGCAAAGCCTAAACAGATCATATATTGCAACAATAAGGTGTATCATTTAAACTTTGACATCAAGCCTCCATTTAACACTGGGCGATATATCGAGGTCTTAACATTTAGCAAAGATGATCCTATTATGAACATGCACAATATTCTTGCTAGCATTTGTACACCTATGAAATGGAGTTGGCTCAAGTTTAACTTTGTCAAGCTAGACTACGATGTATCAAAGCATGACGAATATGCAAACGATATGAAACAAGCAAACTTTAAGCACGGATATTTCGCAATGGTTTTTTTTTATCAAGTCTTAAAAGCTTCAACCAACAATACGATGGATTGTTTGACGGCGGAGATGAACTTGAGGAAGCTAGACAAAAAAAGAGTGCAACAATTGAGGAAAGTTTTGCAAGCAATTGGGGGTGGGTATTCAATGCAAAGCAAGTAAGTGAGTTTGAGGCAATACCTTTAGATCAAGTTTATGACTTATCAGTCATTCAATTTCTTAACGATTTGTCCTATTTAAAAAGTAAAAAGCAACTAGATGAGCATCAATATAAACAAAGCACAAGCGGACTTTCTTAGGGAAGGCGGCGATTTTGGTGGTACTGACATCATAGAGTTCGGTGTGGTAAATGGCGTGCTTGAGCAATATGGTGAGGAATTTCTAAAAAACATTAGCTATTTTGCTAACAATAAAAAGGTTGCTGCTAGCGGTGATTTGCTTGCTAATATGATCCCAGAGATAGTTGAGCAAAATGGTGCAACTATCTTTAGACTAAGGATGCTTGACTATTATGACTATCCCAATGAGGGGGTAAAAGGTGTTGATAGTTCAACAAATGCACCTAAGTCACCATATCAATACAAGAACTATGGCATGCCAGCAAGCGGCCGAGCATCGCTAAAAAAATACATACAGAGTGGGAAAGCAAAGATTACAAGCGTAACAAATGACAAGGCGCTAGGCAAAGGCGGCGAAAGAATAGGCGTAAGCTTTAGCAAAAAAGGATCTTTAATTGATATGCAAGTTGAGACTTTATCTTACTTAATAAAAAAGTTTGGTATAAAAACAACTAACTATTTCACGGATGCCTTTAACAAGACATTTGAGAATTTTGAGGTTAAGATGGCGGAGGCAATAGAATCGGACATTGTGATCACATTTGAGAGAATTAATTTGAATAAAAGTAATAAATAATGGCAATAACAAACTTAGGTTATCCAAGTGGCAGTCCATCGGTGCAAGACACTCTTTGGCATATTTTTGACTCAAACATAACAAGCGCAGACTTAAAGTATGTTGTTGATCTTTACGTTGGCGGATCGCAACAAGTAAGAGTTAAGCTTTACCCAGATCCATCAAACGGCATCGGGTATTTTGATGCTGGGCCTATCATAAGAAATACAATGACTTACCAGTGGCTTACACCAAATACAAGCGTCTTAATGTGCGAGCCAAATGTTAGCGGACAAATAGGCCAGACTTATCAATATAGGATCGGTGAGGAATATAGCGGCGTGACTTATTTAAACTTAGCCAGTGGCAATGTTACTGCTTACAATTTTGTGGCTCCTACATTTGAGCGCAAGGTTACAGACTTAACGGCTTACAATGGCAAGGCATTAAGCAATAGGCCAAATGAAATAAACGCAGCACTGGGTGACAATATATACATAGGCGCAAAGGATGTGAGCGGACTGGTTGTGTCAACTTATAATTTTAGCAATGTAAAGATTGCAGATACTACCTACTCGCTAGGTGGCACTAAAGCTTTTGCCCAGCTTAACGTAGGATCGCCAGCATTAAACAACCCTAGTGCAGTGATCACATCATCTGTCAAATACTACACGATCACAATAGGCACTAGCACATATAGAGTTAATATGGAGTGCAATCCTAAATACACTAGTTACAACCTACATTTTATGAATAATCTTGGCATGTTTGATACTGCCAAATTTGATCTAGCATCAAAGCTAACAATGGATGTACAAAGAAAGATATTTGAGAAAAGAGACTACACATTAGGTGCGTCATCTGTTACTTATTATGATTCAAATAAAAAGTATGTTGATAGCAAGGTTAACTATCTAAATAAAAAGGATCACACTTATAAGCTTACAATGAATGCGCCAACAGATAGTCAATATGATTGGCTTGCAGAGTTAATTGACTCACCGCAAGTTTACTTTGAATTGGATAGTTATTTTTATCCAGTAATAATTAAGAATACAAATTTTGAATATAGCAAATATGTCAACAATAGATTAAGAGTTTTTGAGGTAGAGATTGACATTAATCAAACACGCTTTAGCCAATTAAGATAACATGACTAGAATATTTATTGAAGGATATGAACTTGATTTGACGCAAGGCTTAAGCAACCAAATTACTTATGCCATTGATGATCTACAAAACCTAGATAGCAAAAGCACCAGCTTTACAAAAACAATAGTATTGCCAGGCACTGCTAACAATAATAAATTGCTAGGTAATATTTTTGATTTTAACAATGCAAACTTTGACAATCCTCTTGATCCTAATGTGCTGGCAAACTTTAACGCAGCGCGTAACGCATCTGCACGCATAGAGGTTGATGGCTTACAGATCATGAAAGGAGTTTTGCGTTTACTTGAGATTGTACATGTTGACGGCAGCATTGAATATGAGTGCGCATTATTTGGTGAATTAGGCGGATTTATAAATGCGCTTGGCAATAAAAGACTTGAGGATTTAGATTTTAGCGCTTATAATCATACATACTCTTATGCAAATATTGTGTCAAGCTGGGATAGTAGCGGCAGCACTGGTTATTGCTATCCTTTAATTGATTATGGAAATGTCAGCACAGATAAGATAAATTTTCAATATAAGACATTTAAGCCAGCATTATTTGTGCGTGAATATCTAGATAAAATTTTCACTGGCAGTGGCTATACTTATGAATGCGATTTGTTTAATACTAGCGATTTTAGAAAGCTAATTGTGCCTAACAATTCAAAGCAATTAACTAAAGAGACAAATGATGTACTTGCATTGACTAAAGCAATAAATCAAAGCATGAATGAAGGAGGCTCTCAAGACTTTGTAAGTTATGAGACTAAGGTAGGATCTTTATTCACTGCAAGTGCTGGTGATACTACATTTACTTATAATGGTACGCCTACACTTACTACTAATTTAACAATAGAACTTTTTGGTGATTATACATTAGCTACAAGGCCATTAACAATAGCAGTTTTAAAAAATGGATCTGTAATATCTGGATCAAGTCAAACTTATAATGGCACTGACTTGCTTTATTATAATAAATCTTTATCTGTTACTTTAGCAACAAATGACACATTAAGAGTTAGAACAAGTTGCATACTTGACATTGGTGATGAGGTTAATGTTAGCGAAAGCACAATTAATGTTTTAAATAATGTTGCAACAACATCCCCTATTGAATTAGGTGATACAATGGTGATTAAAGATACAATCCCAAAAGGCATATTTCAAAAAGACTTTGTGACATCTATTATGAAGATGTTTAATTTAATGATCATTGAAGATAAATACAAAACAAATCATTTAGTGATTAAGCCTTATGTTGACTTTTATACTGGTACGATTGTTGATTGGAGTGAAAAGCTAGATCATAGCAAAGCAATTAAGATCAAACCAATGAGTGAGATCAATGCTAGATATTACAATTTTAAATATAAACAAGATAATGATTTCTACAATGAGGACTATCGTAAAAAATTTAATGAAGGATATGGTGATATCATTTATGATAATGGCCTTGAATTTGCAAAAGATACTGAAAGCGTTGAAATAATATTTGCATCATCACCATTGTTTGGTACAAGTACAACTGACAAAGTTTTTCCAGCTATTTATAAAAAATCGGACAATAATACTAAAGAGGATCCTATGGATCATATCATGCGTATTATGCAAATCAATAAAATTACTGGTGTTACAAGCTGGAGCATTTTAAACGGAGCCACTAACTTAGGATCAAACACTGCCTATTTATTTTGTGGGCATTTAAACAATCCAACTACACCAAACATAGACATAAACTTTGGAGCGCCTCAACAATTGTTTTTTAATTTAACAAGTGGTGATTTAAGTTATAACTTATTCAATGTTTACTACTCGCCTTACATGGCAGAGATCACCGACAAAGATAGCCGTTTACTAACCGGCTTTTTTGATTTAACGGAAATAGATATTTTTAACATAGATTTTGCAAAGTATTATTTTATTGATGGCGGACTTTATAGACTTATAAAAGTGTATGATTATAGTCCAGAAAATTATGATACTACAAAGGTTGATTTGTTAAGAGTCATTGATGCAGTTGGTACTGATTTTGTACCATCTACAACAACAACAACTACTACAACTAGTACAACAACTACAACTACAACTTTAGCTACTTTTGTCGCTTCTTATAGCATGACAAGTGCTTATGATGTATGTAATGTAGTATGTCCAAATCCAGCGCGTCCAGTTGAAACATTCACTATTTTAGCTGGCGGAAATACACTTTGTACTGCTACAAAAATAACTAGTGACTTGATTGCAATTGGCACAATAACTGGCAATTTCTGGCTTAGCGCTTGTACTGGTACTAGCAGACAATTTACTATTATTATTGAAGGTGGTCAATTTGTAGGTGTATGGGCAGAAGAGACTTGCTCAACTTGTCCGGCGGTTACAACAACAACTACTACTACAAGCACAACAACTACTACTACAACGGCTCCGCCTACTACAACAACTACAAGTACTACAACAACTACTACAACACCTCCGCCTACAACTACTACAACTAGTACAACAACAACAACTACTACGCCTCCGCCAACTACAACAACTACTAGTACTACAACAACTACTACAACTTATGCTCCAATTGGATTAACTGCGACTCCGGGTTGCAGTGGCGGTGCTGGCACTGGTACAATTACTGCTAATGGATTTAACGGAGGTAGTGAAAGTTTTGAGTATATTGCTATCAGTTCAACATCAAGTAGTGATGCGCTTAGTAGATTAGACAATTCAGCAACTAGAACATTCTTAGGAGGTGCTACTGAGTTTACATATACTATGCTTGCAAATGCAACATACTATGTTGCGATTATGGATAATGTAGGTAATAAAGGAGTAAGTTCTGGAGCGGTTGTAAATTGTATTACAACAACAACTACTACTACAAGTACAACTACAACAACAACTACTGCACCTACTACAACTACAACTAGTACTACAACAACAACTACAACCGCTCCAACTACTACAACAACAACTAGTACAACAACAACTACAACAACGCTAGGATATGCTTTTGTTGATATTGCTAACAATACATCCGGTACAGATATTACTAATATTACCATAAATGGAGTACAAGTTGATGGTGTAACATTCCCAATAGTTGCTGGTGATGGAGCATCTGCTACAACAACACAGACTGGTGCATCTAGAACGATTGTTGTATCTTACACAAATGTAGGTGGTGACTCTGTTGAGGTTATAGATACTGCATCAAATCTTAATTGTACTGGTGCTGGATCAACAAGTAGAACATTTAGCGGACAAGTTGTTACGGATGGCGGCACAATAACAATACAAATGTTTGACGGATCATGCTAATTAAAAAAACAATATGATATACATTTGCACACAACCTAAGATAGTTTATTACGCATGGCATTTAGAAGTAATGCTAACCAACTTTAAATCAATGGGCATACCAGATAACAAGATTAATGTCTTGCTATCTGTTAGTAAAGATCAAAATGATAAGACTAACTGGCCAGAGACTACTGCTATGTATGAAAGGCTAAAAGATAAATTTAACACAATAGCTTTTTTTGAGTACAAAGATACTCGAGTCATGCCTACTTACATTCCTAGTGTAATCATGAATGCAGTTAAGCAGCATTATCAAGCTTATCCTTATTTGCAAATGGAAAATGTCTTTTTGCATGACTGCGATATGATCTTCACAAAGCCAGTAGATTTTACGGATCTAGAGCAAGATGATAGCTGCTATGTTAGCGACTCAAAAAGCTTTATCTGGAGCGATTATATCTTAGAGAAAGGTCAAGACCTTTATGAAGATATGTGCGACATTGTAGGCTTAGATTATAGCGTGCCAATAAAGCACAGATTGCATAGTGGCGGATCTCAATACATTTTTAAAAATACTGACTATAAATTTTGGCAAAAGGTCGAGAGTGATAGTGTTGCTTTGTTTGATTATTTCCAAAAGAGTGAGCCATTAAGAGTGCAAAAAAATCCTAGTTATTACGGCATCCAGCAGTTTACTGCCGGCATGTGGGGTATGCTTTGGAATTGCTGGTATCATGATCTTGATGTAAAAATTACAGATAGGCTTGATTTTTGCTGGGGTACAGATCCAATAGATAAATGGAGCAAGTGTGATATTTTTCACAATTCCGGTGTAACTTATGAAATTGGAAAAAATCATAATATATTTTACAAAGGCGCATACACAGACAAGTTGCCTTATGAAGATGTGATGAATACGGAATACAATGAGACCTTTGGATCATTTAATTATACTAACCTAATAAGACAAGTTGCACAAAACACTTGTTTAAAATAATATAGAATGGCAAGTAAAAACACAACAATTGCGGCCGAGATACAAATAAATACTAAGTATTCGGGTAAGACTTTAAAGGATTTAAGGACAGACTTAAAAGGTTTAAAAGATGATCTTGAAAATGCAGAGTTTGGATCTCAAGAGTTTAATAGACTAAATAAAGAGATTGATGAACTGCAAGGTCATTTAAACGGCACAACAAAAGCTGCTGCCGGATCTGTTAAGGAATTAAAAGAACTTAAAAAACAATTAAAAGAAACTGCTGCTGGATCGGATGAATTTAAAAGGTTATCTGCACAAATTAGAGATGTTGAGGATGGATTGGAAAATGCAAAAGCTGGCGCTAATGACTTTGCTGGCGCATTAGAGAATGCAGATGGCCCAGTTGGTATGCTTGGCAAGGGCATAAGACAATTAGAGATTGCAACATCTTCATGGGGTGCTGCTTTAAAAGCGAGTGGTATCGGATTGCTTGTTGCATTGGTAGCTGGTCTTGCTGCTGCATTTGCAAAGAATGAAGAGGCAATGAAAAAACTTGAGCCTATTATGACTCAGTTTGGTAGGATCTTAAATGGCATTTTAGGTGCAATGCAGCCTATAATAGATGGCTTTATTGATCTAGCAACTAAGGCATTGCCTTATGTCGCAGATGCATTTAGGGTGGCTTATTCTGCTTTAAGTTCATTCTTGCAAGGAATTGGCATGGTTGGATCGGCAGTTAAAAAGTTTATAAGTGGTGATTTTGCCGGCGCGTGGGATGATGCTAAAAAATCTGTAACAGAATTTGGCACCAGATATGAACAAGCAAACAAAGGATTTATTGCTGGCGCTAAAGAGTTAACTGACACAGAGAAAGCAGAACTAGATAAAAGAGCAGCCGATAGAAAAGCAGCAAAAGAAAAAAGAGATGCAGAAGAGAAAGCAGCAAAAGAAAAAAGAGACGCAGAAGAGAAAGCAAGACTTGAGAAAGCAAAAGCAGATGCTAAAGCCTATGAAGATTTTGACACTGCTTTACAACAAAGACTTATTGAAATTGATGATGAAAGAAAGGAGAAAGCAAAAAAACGCGCTGAGGAATTATTAGAGGCTCAAAAAACCTTTGATAAATTTTATAATGATCAGCTTGTAAAAATAAAAGAATTAGATCAAACAAGAGAAGATACAACTTTTGCAACAAATATAGCAATTCAACAAAGCTGGGCAAATTTAGGAACTAGCATTGCCAACACTATTGGCAATCTTAGTGGCGCTTTAAAAGATGGTAGTGACTTGGCTAAGGCTTTTGGTATTGCTCAAGTTGCAATATCTACTGCTGCATCAATAGGATCAATTTTACTAAGTGGCAAGCAACAACAAGCAGAATACAATAAAGCTATTGCAGCCGGTAATGCAACAATCGGAATAGGTATTGCAAATGCATTTATTCCGGGCATGCAAGGTCTAGCAGCCGGCCAGATATTATCTGGTAAAGCAGCAGTAGGATCTGCAATTGCTGGTAAAGCAATATCTAAAACAAACACGGCAGCACAAGTTATTGCAGCCGGTGTTGCTGGTGCTGCACAAATAGCAGCAATCTTAGCAAGCAAAAAATCAGTATCATCTGGTAGTGTTGGCGGTGGTGGTGATAGCAATAACAATGTATCAATATCACCATCTGCACCATTAATGCCAAGCGCGTCAACAACAACCTTAAATCAAGCACAAGTTAACCAAATGGGCAACATGGCTGCAAGAGCGTATGTTGTAGAAAGTGACATAAGTGGAAATCAAGAAAGGATCACAAGATTAAACAGAGCCGCTAGGATCAGCTAAAAGTACCTAAACGCCATTAAAAATATTTATTGAGTATGAACTTACCTATTTACGAATTAAGAATACAAGAGGATCTACAAGATGATGCTGAGGTATCATTTATTGCTCTTGTAGATAAGCCAGCAATTCAGCGTGACTTTGTAGCTTTTAGTCAAGATTTTATTGATCCAAGTAAAGGCGAAAGACAAGATGAGTTTTTGCCTAGATGTATTAGCTATGTGATCAATGAAGGTAAAGATAGTGAGCAAGCAGTTGCAATTTGCAATTCAATCTGGGATCAACACTTTGCAAATGATAAACCAAAGTTAAATTTTGCAATCCAAGATGAAGATAAGCACATCATATCTGGCCCGATCATGCTAGCAGATAAGCCAATATATCGCAGCAATAAAAAGTTTGGCGAGCATTTTGTGACATTCCCAGCAGACACAATCAAAGACATTGCGATAAAATTTAGCAAGAAAGGGTATCAAGACAAGGTTAATTTAATGCATGACAAGTCAATGACTTTGGATGGTTTGATTATGTTTGAGTCATTTATAGTTGATAAAGAGCGTGGTATTCAACCAATGAAAGGATTTGAAGATGCAAAAGATGGTAGCTGGTTTGGTAGTTTTTATGTTGAGAATGAGCAAGCATGGCAGCTTATTAAAGAGGGCAAAGTAAAAGGATTTTCAGTAGAGGGATTTTTTGAATACCCATTAGAAAAAAAGGAGCCAACCTATGCAGAGCAAAAACTTGCAGAACTGGCAGAGTTACTAAAAGTACCTTTATCAATCAAATAATATATATAAAGTATGAAAGACGCACAAAACATTTTAGAGAAAGTATCTTTGTTTTTCGCTGAGCTAGTGAACAATGAAGATATGCCAATGCCTAGCGGCGAGCCTAAAGCAGAAGTTAAAATGATGGAAGCCAAATTAAAAGACGGCACTATTGTTGAAGTTACTGAGTTAGCAGTTGGTGGCATTGTAACTATTGAAGGTGTACCAGCACCAGTAGGCGAGCATGAACTTGAGAGCGGTGAAGTTATCGTTTTAGGCGATAATGGAGCGATCATGGAGATCAAACCAAAAATGGATGAAGTTTCAGTAGAAGTTGAAGTACCAGAAGTTGAAGATATGAGCGCAAAATTTGCTGCTTTTGAATCTGCAACAAATGAAAAATTCAGCGCATACGAAAACAAGTTTGCACAATATGAGGCTAAATTAGGCCAAGCAAACAAAGTGATTGAAGGCTTAATGCAGATCAGCAAGATGTTGGTTGAAGCGCCTCAGTCAGCACCGGACGCTGGTGTTAAAACAAGCAACAACTTTGCAGAAGCTAAAACAGATGCTAAAGCAGAGTTTGATAAATTTTCAAAATCAATTTGTTCATAACTAAAAATTAAATAAAATGGCATTAGCATTTTCAAGCATTGCAGCATACACTAAACAAGAGATTGCTCCATTGTTAACAGAAGCAGTTTTCTCTGCAAAAACTCAGTCTTACATCAAGGCTGGTGGTATCTTATTACCTAAAACAAAATCAAGCGTTAAAGTACCTAAATTGGCTACAAACGCAAATTTCCAAACAGATTCTTGCGGATGGAATCCAAGTGGTACAACTACTTTGTCTCAAGCTGAGGTAGTAGTTGGTAAAATCAAAATCGAAGAGACAATCTGTCCTAAAGATTTTGAAGCTTATTTCTCTCAAGAAGCTTTAAAAGCTGGATCTACTTATGAAGATTTCGGATGGGCAGAGTTTCAAACTAAGTTCACAGAGCAAAAGAATAAGATGATCGCTAAGCAATTAGAAGTTGGAATCTGGCAAGGAAATACTGCTAGTAGCAACCCGAATCTTTCTCCATTTGATGGCCTTATTAAGTTGATCGATGCTGGTTCTCCAGTTGACGCAAACGTATCTGGATTTGTATCTGGTGGCCCTATTGCAACAATCACTGCTGCTAACGTAGTAAATGTATTAAATGCAGTTTACAAAGCTATCCCAGTTGAAATTATTAATGAAGCTGACTTAAAAGTAATGGTAGGATTTGATGTTTACAGATTAGCAGTTTTAGCTTATCAAGCATTAAACCTTTACAATTACAAAGTTGATGGTGATGCAAATCAAACTTTTGTTATCCCGGGTACAAATGTAGAATTAGTAGCAGTTAATGGTTTAAATGGTACTGGTGACATCTACGCAACAACTTTGTCTAACATCGCTATGGCGTTTGACTTAGAGGCAGAAGAGGAAAACTACATGATCTGGTACTCTAAAGATAACAACGAAGTTCGTTACAGAGTAGCTTTCAAATTAGGTGTGAACGTAGCTTACACAACTTTATGTGTTAAGTTTAAGTCAGCAATCTAATTAAATAAATAACCAAAGAAAGGCGGTGCAATAAACGCCGCCTTTTTTTTAAACTTTTTTACTATGCCATGCGCAATCACTA